TATTAGTTCTTTATCTTCATTTTTCATACTACCATAAACTAGCATATGATACATTGTTGCTGGTACTCTAGTCCAGTCTCTAAACCAAGTTTCATTCTCATCACAATATCCACTTTGATATATTTCGTGCATAACTCCGTGATCTACACCTACTAAAACATCTGGTTTAAAATCTCTATACAAAGCATTACAACCATATATCTTTCCGTGTGGTCGTAATTTAATTAAATCTATTGGCGCTCTACTTTCACCATTACCTATACAAAATACTCTACTCGCCATCTTTCTTATCCCTAGTGACTAAATTGTTTGGTTTGTTTATTGGCATACCACATCTATCAAACCATCTACCGTCTGCGTGATATACAAACCCTAAAGTTCCATCATCTAATTTTATTGATCTCTTATCTATTTTACTTTTATATTGTGTACCATCTTTTTGTATCATATACACATCACCAAAAATACGACTATAAATTCTATCAATATATTTAAAGGTTCCATCTTCCTGTTGTACTTTATTTGTTTCTGGTACAACTGGTTTTACATTTTGAAAATCTAATAATTCTTCACTCATTAACAAATACTTCCTTCATAATTAATTTACATTCTGTTGCATTAAAATTTGTAAATGGTTTTAACCTGGAAATCGTAGATGCGATTTCAGGCCATACAAAAGTTTCTTTAATTTCCTTATTCCAATTTTTGATAAACGATAAGAAGTGGTCAAACACGACTGCGGATTGTAGCCCGACTTTTTTTTGAATAAGTAATTGTAAAAGTCTAGGGTGTTGTCCATTATTGCAAACAAAACCATCATCAAACCGAAAGCCACGAGAGCGAAAGTCATCAATAATACATACGCAATCGCTTCTAAAGTGATATGTAAAGGCTTCTTTGCGTTTTTTATAAGCCAGATAAACTTCTCTTCCATCATTCTGTAGCAAATTACCAATCCATCTCTTGCGATCTGCAAGAAAGTTAGCAACAAAGAAATCAAGTATATCAGTTTGTCCATATTTCGTACTTAACTTATGAAAAAAGTATCTATCCTTTCTCTTTGTAAAACTATCAAGTGTTGCATTAACTTTTCCTCCATATTTTATATAGTCATATGTTTTTGATGTAAAGTGTAATTTGACACCAAGATAAACTTTATATACATCAAACCCACCATACATTATACAGGTAATACTCCGCCCTTAGGTGTGTTGAGTAATCTTAAATCAACTGCCTCTACTTTAATCTTTTCTTTTAATGATTTTGAAATTAATGATGATACTGTTCCTGTATCAATATCGTTTTGTTCACAATACCATACAACAGCATCCATATAAGATATTCTTTTTTCTTTTACTATCTTTTCAATTTCTAAACTAAATTCTTTACTATTCATTATCACCTCTTTTTTGGGTGGGTACTCACGCTAGCTTTCGCCACCACAGTTATAACTCTATTAATATATCATGCCTTAACAAAAATGTCAAGTGTCTTTTCCTAGTAGATTTGTATTCATTATCATATCAAATGTATGAAATATCATACACTTATATGGATCATTTGGTGTTTCTGCCACTGCTAAAGTTTGGTGTTCATCATTTATATAATATGTTATTGCAAACACTACTTCACCATTTTCGTTGGCGTTCTCTTTACCAAAACTCACATTTATTGGTGTAAATCTTTTATCTTTTATGTAATTATCAACATCAACAGGTGATCCACACATCATTGGATATTGCATCATATATAGATTATATTTACTGGTCGTTGTTTCAGCGTAACTGATAGTGGCCCATAATAGAGCCATTATTATTATGATTTTTTTCATAGCCCCTCTACGATAAAATTGTGGGCTTTGTATTACTCTGCTTTGATTTTATCTTTGTTAAGTTCTTCATAATATTTATAAAAATCTTGTATAGCCGCTTCTAATTTAGGCATATACTCTTTTTTATCTTTAACATATGAAGCAACAGTACCATCTTCACCAGCAAGTAATATAACTATTTGTTCAACTGGTTTACCAAATAGTTCTTCGTACATTATTGCATAAGCAGTTGTTTGTAAGAAATAGTTTTCAATCCAGTCTTCTTTTCGTTCTTTGTTTGCTGTTTTGAAATCAATAACTGACAACTTACCGTTATATTCACCAATACAGTCAACTTGACCAGCAATTGTAAGTTTCTTACTATACATAATTGTTTCTAAACAATGTATGTTATCAATTTGATCTACATAAGGTCTTAATAGTTTAAATAGACCAAGTGGTAATACATCTCTAACAGATGGTGTTTCGTTTTTAAGATATTGTTCTACAAGTAAGTGTGTTGCTTTACCTCTACGAGCAGCTCTATTCATTTCCCAATTGGCAACTTTTTCACCAATACTATCACGCCACTTTTGTAAACCTTCTTTTGATCTGATACCTAAAATTGTAGTCACCGATGGATATGCTTTTCCGTCTATATCATAGAAACGAAATCCATCTACTTTTTTACCAACAGTTTTAGGAAGTTTTGTTGTGTCTAATTCTTCAAATTTGAATTGTTTTTTTGCCATAATATTTCACCTTCATTTATTGTATCATTATAATATATCATAATATAGGGCATTTGTCAACCCTTAAACGCCCTTTTTCGCATACATATTATTAAGTTCGTCAGGCGTTCAATATTCGTAAGGCTCGTATTGTGTTCTACCTGTACTATTTCTAAATGCTCTTAATAATTGTTTTCGATTACCTTCTTTTTTGTAAGATACATGCACCCAACCAGAATTTGGCTCGTCTGGACCTTTCCAAAACTCCAAGATCATTTGGTCATAATCTAAATTTTCATTTATCCAGACCACTAGTTCTTGGTTTGATACTCCAAATATTTCAAAATCTGCTGCTTGACCTTTCGCATGCTGTGAATTTTTAGAAGAGCCAATTGCCTCACATAGTTCTTCTGATCTATAACCTGAGCTCACTGATACTACCTTACCATAATGATCTCTTACAGGTTGTAATATTTTTTCACATAACAATTTTAAATTATTCATATGGTCTTCATTAGGATTATTATTAATCCCTTTTCTATCAGCCGTTTGGCTGGCAACCATCTCTTTTAAACTAAAGTTGTTGCTTAGTTTCATAAATTATCCTGAAAAGTTTTCATCAAAAGATGCTCTTGCCGAATTGTCAGCACCTATGATTTTTATAGTATTGTCTAACGCTGTTGCTGCAGCTGAATTGCTTGATGCCCAAGAGCTTGACTTTATGTGACCACCAGCAGTTGCCCATTCTTGAGCATTTACTGCAGTAATAAAATCCGTCAATCCTGCCAATGCAGAAGCACCCATTTTGTAAGTCATATGTGTAATAACTTGTTGGGCTTCTTCTGGTAGTGCATCTAAATTAGCAAACACAGATTTTGCGTTATGATTTGCTGTTCCGATGTCGTTATTAAGTACCTCATCAGAAACACCAGACAAATCTTCAAAACCTCTAAGTGTTTGATTTAATAGTTCTGTTTTCATTTAACCGTTCCTTTGCCTTTAATTTTTGTTTTTTTGCTTCTCTTATCTTAAACCATCCCATAAATCCTCTATCAAATTTTCTTCTTTCTTCTAAAAGATTTACTTCTTTTTTAAGTTCTTTATGATATGCTTTTATACTCATATTTATCCTCTCGTTAACTTTAGCAATTTCTCTATTTGTGCTTTAATTATCGGACCTCTATTCGGCCAGTGAATATAAGGCTCATCGGACTTTTGAAGATTGTACAAAAATGGTAGTACAATTTTCTCTATATCTTTAAATCTTTGATTTACTTCTTCATCAGAAAGTTCTTTTGTTATAGTTTCCTTTTCGGATACTACTTGCATAATTTCATTCATCATTGATTTAATATCTGATACATCTGACTTTACTTTTGAAAGTTCTAAATTCGAATCTTCTAATACTTTAGGATCAATGGCTGGTTGTGAAGTTGTTTCTGGTGGTTTTGATACTGGAGTTATACCCCAATCTTCATCTAGGTCAAACCCACGCATATAATCTGGTATATCGTCTGCCATTATTTTTTACCTCTTAATCTTCTTTTATTTTTAGCTACTGCTTGTTCTGTTTTTATTGTTTTAATACTTTTTTTACCATATCTATCAGCAAGTGCACTATTTGGATGCGCCTCAGCAATTCTACTTAAATTATCTTTCCAACCGCCATCTTGCTTTATACTTCCTACACCACTTACTATATTTATCCCTTTAATGACTTGTGTTATATGCTTATTCTTAATAACATATTCTTCCATTTCAGCAATGGTCATCATTTCGTCAAACTCTTTGCCTGTCTTTTTGTTTCTAAATGTATAGATTGGCATTAGTCTTTTAATGGTTTAAGAGGGTCGTGTTCAAAGTATTTTTTGATAACTTCTAATTGGTCATCATACTCTGCAATGATTTTTAATTCTTTTTCTACTGCCTCTAACACATCTGGATGCTCACCAATACCCATTGAGTTCTTTAAATATATCTCTACATTCATTGAATGCTTTTTGATATGTCCTTTTGCGTGATCTTTAATTGCTTCAATCATATTTTTTCTATTATATTCAGCCATTTTATCTCCTTATCTTTTTATATAATTTATATTCATAACTAGTCGTCTATATGTATCCGTACAAGTTGCACCTGTATGATTAATATTATTATCAAATTCTATAAAAGTGTTTTCAACACTTTGTATTTTTTCACCAGTTTCAAATCTTGTGTATCCATTATTTGTATTTAAGTATAATAATCCTGATGTAATGTTTTTATCTTTTTCATTAAAATCTGTATGCATACCGTGTTCTATATTTGTATGAGTTTTTGGGTTTAAATTTATTTTTAATTTTACTAAAAGAAATGGGTCTATCAAATCTATTAATGGTTGAAATAGATTAAAGAATTGTGAGTTAGTATTTCCTTTGCTGTACAATGTGTGTGTTAATTGAAAGTTATAATCATTATTAATTTCTGGTCTAGTCTTTTCAAAAATATTATTATAATACCAAGAAAAACTATTTGAAGATACTACATTATATATCTCATTAAAATAATCTTTATCTAAAAAGTTTTTTGTAATCTTAACCATTCTTCTCTCTTAACCCGTCCCATAACATTTTCTTTTCATCAAATGTAAATGGTCTAATCATATTTTTACCTTCGTCTTGTCTTTCTTTTGTTTGTCTTTTAGATTCTTCTAAAGACAGCTTCTCACTTTCCTCATAATCCATAATTATTTCTTTCTGGTAAAACTACCTTTGCCTTTTTTAGCTTTAACTACTCTTGGTTTGAATTTAGAAGTTCTTACTTCTTTTGCCATAGGATTAGATTTCTTTTTGACTTTCATTTTCTAATCCTTTAACATACCACTCGGGTATAACTGCTGGAGCTTTCCAAGTAGCAAATCTTTGTTTTTTCATAACATAATATTTACGATAACTACCAACAACATCACCAGGTATCTTACACTCATCTGGCATCGCAGGGGTAGCATCATAACCGATTTTATTTATCGGTGAATTTTTAGGTGGGTCTTTTAGTAAGTCACCTAACTTTTCAATTGTTAAATGTACTTTACCATATCGTTTTGTGTACTCATCACCTAGAGCCATCATATGTTTGTATAACCACAAATAGTTATATGCACTATCCATAACCCAAATACAACTTGGGTGTTTTAACCAACCCGCACCATACAATATTTTATCCATATTAGAATTAGGGTGTTCGTATGTAGTTCTCTTTCTACCTGTTTTAGATTTACCAATAACCATTTTACCGTCTTGTACTCTGTGTGCTGTACATAACATCTGTGCTGATTCTAGTATCATCTTAACAACATGCTTATCGCAAGAGTATTCTGCTGCCTTGATAGGGTCTTTATCTAAATAAAATATATTCATTAGTGTATTACCTTTCTAAAATAACTCATACAATTATACTTCTCACATAATTTTTTAAAAACATTAAACCAATAGTCTTTACTCCAGTCGGTTGTAGCGTTCTGACAAGTTTTCTCTGCATTT